AGCACCGTATGGAGCGTGCGAAATTTCCACATCAGATAAGGACGTAAACTATGGCAACTCTAGTGCAAGCAGCGAAGAAAAACAGCAGGCGCGACACGCTGGTTGCGCTTCGTGACAAGCTGGCAGCTGCAATTGACGATTGTGAGAGTGGGCGCGATATTGCGGCGCTCTCTAAACGCTTGATGGAAGTAATGGGCGAGCTGGATGCATTGCCAGACCCGAACAATGGCAAGAACCCAGCGCAAATGGCAAGAGAACGAGCGCGAGCACGCGGCGATGCTTCGTAAAGGCAATCAGAAGCCAACCTTTTCAACAGTTAAAGAATGGTCGTATACGGAAGGCGAATATGCCGCCAACATGTTCGGCGATTACGGCATCGAGTTCTTTGAATCTCAGCGGTACGAGCTGCATGTTTTCTTCGCGAGAAACGAAGACGGCAGCTTTGCCGCCAAGACGATCTGCATCAGCAAGCCACGACAGAACGGCAAGAGCTACACGGCGCGTTTTTACGCCATATACATGGCGGCGATTCTCGGCAAGCGCGTGCTGTTCTCGGCGCATCACGGCAAGACCACGCGCAAGATGTTCAAGGAAATACGCAACTTCTTGGAAAACAACGCCGATTTTTACGCGATGCTCAAGCCAAACGGCAAGGGCATTTATTCAGCGTATGGCTCTGAGGGCATATATTTTGCAGATTGGTATGACGATGACGGGTATTTTCATGCAGGCGGCATAATCGAGTTCCAGACGCGCACCAATTCCGCTGCCCGTGGCGAGACTTACCAGGTAATCATCGTGGACGAAGCGCAAGAGCTGACAGCCGAACAGCTCGAAGCGTTGAAGCCAACGACGATCGCAGCCGACGATGCCGAGAAGGTGGACAGCGACCCGCAGATGATTTACTTGGGTACTCCACCGAACCCGAAATGCGTTGGCACCGAGTTCAGACGTTGGCACGACGAAGCGCATAGCGACAAGGAATCGTCTATCTGGTGGATGGAATGGGCGGTTGACGAAATTCCCGACATGAGCGACCGCAATGCCGTCATGGAGCTTGTATATCTGACGAACCCGGCGATGGGCTACCGCATCAAGGAATCCACCATGTACGACGTGATGGACACCATGAGCGCGGATGGCTTCGCACGTGAGTGCCTGGGGTGGTGGACGAGCGTTGTGTCGCTTGTCGAAACAGTGATTAACGCAGAGCTATGGAACGCTTGTAAGGTGGACAACCCGCGCAAGGATGGATTGCTTGTCTATGCCGTCAAATTCTCCCCAGACGGCGCTACGGGCGCTCTGGCAGCGTGTTATAAGCCCGATGAAGGCGTGCCGTTCGTTTACGTGGTGGACGTCAAATCGCTGTCACATGGAATCGGTTGGTTCGTTGACAACCTAGCGCCACGAGCCAACAAAGCCGCGCAGATTGTGATTGACGGTCAGAGCAACGCACAGAATCTAAACGAACGCTTGCTTGCCGAAGGCGTGAGCACTAAGGCAATTGTTCGTCCACAGACGCGTGACGTTATAGCGGCTTGCTCGACGCTCGTTAATGCCGTGAAAGAGCGGAAAGTCACGCATTACGGACAACCTGCACTAGACGATTCAGCTACAAAGACGAAGCGGCGGCGAATCGGCAACAATGGCGGTTTCGGCTTCGAATCTACCGACGAAGCAAGAGCCGAATTAATAGAAGCATGTGCGCTCGCGTATTGGGGCGCGATGACCACGAAACGCAACCCGAAAAGAAAGGCGGTTGTTAGGTGTTAGAAATCCCTGGAATGGTAGCATCCGCTGACGGTTTGCGTGGCGAGGATAGGATGCTTGTCCACGAGCTTGTGAAGGCGTGGTATGACCACTACGAGCGCAACATGAAGCGGCATTGCTATTATGTCATGCACAATAGACTGGTGGACTTAGGCATCTCCATCCCGCCGAAGCTGCGCAACCTCGATGCGGCGTGCGGATGGGCGCAAAAGACCGTGGATGTGATGGTGGAGCATTCCATTTTTGACGGCTACACGGTGGGCGATGAGCAGGCGCAGGCACAACTAGACGCAATCACGCGCCGTAACAAGATGCGCTCGAAGTACCGCAAGGCAACGACCAGCGCGTTAGAGCAGTCGTTTAATCTGTATTTCGTCAGCAAGGACGCAAGCAACCACGCGCACATTTCCGCATATCCCGCGCACGCTTGCGGCGTTACGTGGGACGATGCGAACGACACTATCAAAGCGGCTCTGTTCGTCGTTGACACCAAAAAGGACAAGGTTACCGGGCGCGTGTTGCCGACATGGATTAACGTCGTTACGCCTGAGTACCTAATCCGCATCAAAAGCGACAACGGGCGCTGGTACGTGGACGAGTACGAGCCGCACGGTTTGGAGCACTTGCCCGTGTTCCTGGCGGCGTACAACGCGACACTTGAACGACCGTTTGGACAATCTAGAATCACCCGCGAGGTCATGGGCTACATCGATTCAGCGGTGCGTGCGAACATCAACGAAGAGATTGCAAGCGCATTCGCGGCAAGTTCGCAGAAGTACCTGCTCGGAACCGATGGTGACCCATTCGAGGATGTGGACAGATGGCAGGCGTTCATCGGTGCTATCTTCAATATCGACATGACACAAGACGGCACGGTTCCGCAGTTTGGGCAGTTGCCGCAGCCGTCCATGCAGCCGATGACAGACCATTTCCGTAATTTATGCGCGAAGATGAGCGCGGCAACGGGTATCCATGTCTCGCAGTTCGGCTTGGTTCACGACCAGCCAGCGAGCGCGGAAGCCATCTATGCCGAAAACTCGCCGCTTATCCGCAAGGTGAAAGCGTGGCATTCCGACGTGGGCGATACGCTCACCGACGTTGCCATTGCGTGCCTTGCAACCGAGCGCGACACCACGTTTGACAGCGTGGACGTTAGCGGCTTGGAGATTCAACCGCGCTTCATGAACCCAGCCATGCCGACGTTGGCGCAGATGACCGATGCGAGCGTGAAAATCGCGTCTGTTGTTCCCGCGTTCGCCAACACGCCGACGTTCTGGCGCTCGAATGGTTACAGCGACGAGGAAGTGACCACGATCATGCGCGAATTGCAGACGGCGCAAGCACAAGAAGCATCTAACGCGATGGTGTCCACTCTGTTTGGCGGTGGCGTGAATGCAGATACCGCGTAGTTACATCGAGAACTATAGCGATGCGCTCAACGTCGTTTCCGACAAGGCACGAGCGGCACTAGTGGACGCATTAAGCCAAATCGACTACAGCGCAGACGTTGCAGAGGTTCGCAATGCTGTTATAGCAATCATGCAACCCGCCTGCGGCGCATCGTCCACGCTAGCGGCGAGACTCGCAGCAGAGTTCTACGACGGCCTGAGAGCGCGTTTTGGCATCGATGATGGGTTTACGGCAGAGGTGGACAGTCAGCGCGTACCAGAAGCCACTGAGGGCGCTGTGAGGGCATTTGCGCAAGACCTCGTTGACGATAAGCCGATAGAGCAATTCGTCGGCAAGTGTGCTGATCGTATCGATTACGAGACGCGCAAGGCGGCTAACGAGTGCATGGCGTACAACGCGAAGAACGACCCGAAGAAACCGCGATGGGCGCGAGTTCCCGCTGGCGCTGAGACTTGCCAATTCTGCATCATGCTAGCGTCGCGCGGGTTCGTGTACCACAGCGAGGAAACCGCTTCACATGCTCATGCTCATTGTGATTGCCGCGTGGTCGTGAGCTGGGATAAGAAGAATCCAGCGGTGCAGGGTTATGACCCAGAAAAGTATTACGACATGTGGAAGCATCCTGAAAAGTACAAAGATGAAAGTATTGATGATGTTGTTTCAAACCAAGGTGTTAGTTTTGATTTAGCTGGCGTTAAAAATTCAGCAAATACTGAGAAAGTTATTAACAAGCTTAAATCTGAGTACAATTCGCCGTTACAGACCGTTTCGTTATTTCCTCCGCAAATAGCATTAGAAAGAAACAGAGATGGGCAAGTTGACCTATTTACAGGTACCGTAATGTTTCTTAAAAGGGGCGATGACGTAATAGCAACACATGAATTTGCGCATACGCTATGGTCAACAAAACGCATGGAAGAATACAAAACTGATAATTCGGCAGCGTTTGAGAAAGAGCTAAGAAAGCTGTGGAGGGCATATAGAAAAGACCAAAGCAGCAATGCGCAAATCAGTTCTTATTCACGTGAAAACATTGATGAGTTTTTAGCCGAAGGATTTAGTGCTTATAAAACAGGAAAATCGGCGGATAGTTTTGGTAGTTCAGGCAACTCACCATATGCAAAGGCAATTGGTGAGTTAGTGGATAAATATTTCAAAAAGAAATAATCAATCTTAGAAACAAGCGCTCGCACGGGCGCTTTTTTCATGCCGTCACGGTGTCAGACGTGGCGGCTTTTCTATTTCATGCCCTGCACAGGGCGCACAACGGCGCTGCACAGCGCGGAAAGGCGGTCGTTATGGCTGACGAAACCAAGGTGGACGAATCCACGCCTACACCTGCACAGGATGACGGCAAGGATTACAAGGCGATGTACGAGCAGGCAATCAGCGAATCACGCAAATGGGAATCCCGCTCGAAAGCCAACGCCGAGAAAGCCAAGAAGTACGACGAGATGGCAGATGCCAAGAAGACGCTGGAAGAGCGCGTGGCATCCATCGAAGCGGCTAACAAGGCTTTGAGCGACGAGAAGGAACGCGCAAAGCTCGTGAAATCCGTCGCTGCTGCTACTGGCGTTCCTGAAAGCATCGTGTCCACGTTGTCTGCAACAGACGAGGAAGCGATGACCGCGCAGGCGCAAGCAATCGCCGAAAACTACAAAACTCCTGGCGGCGCACCGAAAGCGCCCGAAGCTGGGAAGTTCCCGAAAGGCGAGGGCGCAACCGATGAAAAGCGCCAATTCGTCCGCGATCTATTCAAGAATTAACGAAAGGAGCCAATCATGGCACTTCAAACCTCTGGAATCGTTCTGCCACGCTCCGTGGCAACCGTTGTAACTGGCAAGGCAAAGGATGCATCTACCATCGCGGCGCTTTCCCCCGCCCGTCCTAAGATTTTCGAGGATGAGACTTATCTGATTTTCAATGGCGGTTCCGAAGCTGAGGTAATCGCCGAGGGTGCAGCTAAGAGTTCGTATGAGCAGCCCGTCACGCCTATTGTCGGCACGCGCTTCACGGTTCAGACCACTACTCGCGTTTCTAACCAGCTCAAGTGGGCTGATGAGGATAACCAGCTTGAAATTATCGATGCTATCCAGGAAGACCAGGCGCTTGCGGCAGCTCGTGCGCTTGATTACGTCGTGTATCACGCTGTTAGCCCGAAAACGGGTACCTCGCTTGGCGCTGGCTTTACTCCGTTGTCCACGAGTGCCGCACAGGTCTACACGGGCAAGACCGCTGCTAATATGACCGATGCTGATTGGATTGCAGCGTTTGACAATCTCGCTGATGCGACGAACGATATTTACGACATCAACGGCGTTGCGATGGCGAAGCCCTACGCAAACGCACTTCGCAAGATTCGCGTTCCGAACACGATGGCTCGCATGTACCCCGACATTCCGCTTAACCTCAACGTCGGCAACCTTGAAGGCGTTCCCGCCGCTGTGTCCGGCACTGTTAACGGGCGCTTGGTTGTCAAGACCCCCGCATCTGGTAGCACGCCTGCTGTATACGGCACTGATGTGCTCGCGTTCATGGGCGATTTTTCCATGATTAAGTGGGGCATGGTGCGTGACATTCGTGCCGAGGTTATCGAGTACGGTGACCCCGATGGTGCTGGTGACCTCAAGCGTTACAACCAGATTGCATACCGCACCGAAGCTGTCTACGCTTACGCGATTGTCAATCCGTCCGCTCTCGCTGTGCTGAAAATGGGCGTTCAGGGCGCTTAATCATGGACGGCAAGGTAATCAAACCGTTTTTCGACTTGAGCAACCCCGATGATGTTTACGCAATTGGTGACACGTTCTCTGGCACAGCGGATCGTGTCAACGGCTTGATTCAGAAGGGTTTTCTTGAACCGATGGCAGAGAAGCCGAAGCCAAAGCGCACGACTACGCGCAAGAAATCCACCACTAAGGAGTAACACAATGGCATACGCGGATGTATCCGATTTAGAGGTGCGTTGGCGCACGCTCACTGATGACGAGCAAGAACGCGCAGAAGCATTGCTAGACGATGCATCCGCGATGCTCGACGCTTACATAACAGTGGACGAAACCGATGAGCAACAGATGAAGCTGCTCAAAATCGTTGTGTGCAACATAGTCGAACGCGCAATGTCTACTGCTGCTGATGACGGTGATTTGTTCGGCGTGACACAGCAAAGCATAACCGCAGGCCCATATGCGCAGACGTTCAGCTACGCGAATCCTACGGGCGATTTATACATCACGAAAGCTGAAAAACGCTTGCTTGGCATTAGCGGCACTGGCAAAGGCCGAACAATATTGTATGGCATGACGGGTGATGGCGATGAAGGGTGTTAGCGTAACGGTTCGCTCGTTTGTCCAAACAGGCGTGGACAGGTTCAACAATCCCATTGTCACAGCTACAGAACAAACCGTTGATAACGTACTTATTACCCCAGGCGCAACGCAAGACCTCGAAGCAAGCAGGCCAGAGGGCGTGAGTGTTGCATATACGCTGCATTTCCCTAAGACGTGGACAGACTCGCTCGAAGGTTGCGAGATTGACCTACCAGCGCCATACAGCGGCACGTATCGCGTGGTTGGCAACCCGGGCGCGTACATGGACGCTAACACGCCTACAGCGTGGCATATGCCAGTAGAGATAGAAGCGGCTCATGGCTAAGCCTGTTGTTACTTGCATAGTCAAGATTGACGAAGAAAAGCTAAAGCACGCTATCAGCAATGCCGAAAAGCTACCAGGGCAATTGTCCACGCCTGTTAACGCCATTATCAATGCGGCAAACTCCATGAGTGCGGGTTTTCGCACTGGTATTTTCCATGACCCCAAAACAGGCGAGAAGCGCGGCGATACACAGCCGAATTATGCAGGCGATGTAATCAAGGGCAAGCATGGTTATGTCGGTATTGTCTATACGGCTAATTATGCTGCTCAAAAAGATAACCACCTACACAATACGTTGCTCAAGGCAGTTAGGCGTTAATCATGTATTCGATAACTGAACAATTTCTAGCGTGGCTAACGTCGCAAGGCTACACGGCGCACACGTATCCACCGAAAACAGGCAATGAGTTCGTCACGATCGAACGCACGGGTGGTTATGTCGCAGACAAGATTGACCATCCAGAAATAGCTATCCAGACATGGGCGCAAAGCGAAGCACGCGCAGAAGAAATGGCTCTTAATATCCGCAATGCGCTTTTGCTGGGTAGCTTGCCTGATGGTGTCTATCGCGTGGACGTTAATGCTGGGCCATATCCGTTCTACGACGAAGATACGCGCTTGCCACGCTACCAAATCGTGCTTGATTGCACGACATATCTAATCGATTAACCAAATCACTCACAACTAAATAAGGGGGTGGCCGTATGGCTACTATGGATGCATCACAAGTCACAGTTGGTGCAGCGAAAGCCACGGGCGCTGTTTTTGTTGCGCCACAAGGCACAGCATTGCCCACCGATGCAAGCACGGCGTTGCCGTCTGCTTTTGTGTTGCTTGGCTTCACGTCTGATGCAGGCGTGCAGATTTCCGAAAGTTCGAGCAACAACAGCATTCGGGCATGGGAAGAGCGCATCGAGGTATTCAACACACGCACTGAGTACACCGAGAGCGTGAGCTTCATGCCGATTCAGTGCAATGCGGATGTGGCTAAGCTCATGTGGGGCGATGATGCCGTAACAGTGGACAGCCAAACGGGTTCTATCCACGCAAAGCACCACGGGCGCATCTTGGAGCCTGTTGTTATCGCTATCGAGACAACGCCACGCGAGAACATTGTCAAGCGCTATGCTGGCACGTTCCAGCTCACCGAGCGCGGCGAGCAGACCATGGACGGCACGCAGGTGGACGGCCGCCAGCTC